AGGCGGCGCTCCAGCTCCTGCGCTCCCCCCTGCGGCTCACTCCGGCGGATATTCACCCTGTCCCACGCCCCGTCGGCCGCTTCTTCCCGCTCCATACTGACCCGGGCCAGTTCCTCCGGGTCCAGCGGGCTCAGACGCCGGGACCGAGCGGGGCTTTGTCCCCTTTCTTCTGTCTTTTTCCGCAAAACAGAGGACATTTTCTCCTGTTCTGCCGGTAATGCGGGGACTTTCATCTGTTCTGCAGACTCATCTTCCGGATGGAAAAACCGGAACTGAACTTCCGGTTTTTCCTCCCGACCATCCTCCTCCACGGCAAACAGCCGCTCCAGATAGTCGATCATGTCTCTCCATCCCCCCGGCCTTTGCATTTCGTCTCGTCAAAGTTGGGGTTGACGCCCCCTTCGGTGCTCACCTGCGCCCCGGGCGCGCAGCTGCGGCGAAACTCATCCCAGCGGCGGGCCAGCGCCTCGATCTCCTCCGCCGTCAGCCCCTCCAGCACCTCCCGTCCGTCCCGGAAAAAGGGGACCTCCTCCCCCTGCGCCTCCAGCGCCCGGGCCACCAGACAGGCATTGGAGCACAGGGGCCGCTCGGCGCGCTCCCTTGCCAACTCTCCTGCCTCCCGGCGGGCATCGAGCAGCTCAGCGCCGCTCAGCAGCCGCAAAACCATGCCGTTGCCCAGACTGAGCCTGTCCTGCCCGGATAAGATGGAAACACTCATCTCACCCCTCCGTCTCAATACGGCGGGATGCCGCCATGGTCACCTGTTCCAGCACCATGGAACCCAGCTCCCCGGCCTCCTTGATGGAGGTCCACTGACAGCCCGAATAGATGACCTTCCGGTCGGGCTTGCACACCACCAGCGAAAAGTCCTCCAGCTTGTAAAAATCGATGCCGTCCCGGATGGCCTCGTCGGTGGCATAGAGTCGGGTCAGCTCAATGACGTGCTTCTCGGGGCCGGAGACGGTCGCCACCGGCTCATGCTCGCCAAAGGCTTCCACCACACCGCTGGTACGGGTGGTCTTTGCAGTATAGCTCTGCACCACCGCGATGCGCACCCCGTCGGCCTCCAGATAGATGTCCCCGCTGGTGGGGAATGTAATGTTGCTCATAGTTCCTCCTTAAACGGTAATATGTGCCGACAGCCAGATCTGGTTGAGTCCATGGGCCGCCGTGAAGGCAAACTCCACCAGTGCACGGGTGGGGTCGTTCTCGTCGGCCGTCACGCTCACGTTGTCATAGGCCGTGATGATCTCCTGTTCCAGAAACTTCTCCAGCTCCACCACCACCTGTGCCCGGATGGCCCCTCTCCCTCTGGGTGTGTTCTTGGCTCTGCGGAATTTGTTTCTCAGTACGTTGCGCAGGGAGGGGATCACCGTATCAATGACCAGGATCGAGGACAGATCCCGCCATGTGGCGTCGCTCACGCCATCGGTGGCAGTGCGGGTGGTCACGCCGCGCACCACGCTCACCTCTCCGCCCACCTCCTCCACGGGAGTCACGCCTCCCAGGATCAGCATATCCAGATCACCGTCGCTGTAGATGGACGACACACCGGGGATCCCCTTCAGCACCGCGCCCCCCAGAGGAACTGCGGGGTCCCGTTGTCCCGCGATGACCCCCGCCACGGCGGCGGCCACCTTCACGCCGGACAGGGCGTCGCCGTCGTCATCCAGCGCGCCGGGACCCACCAGTACCACGCGTTCACTGTTCAGAGCGGCGGCCCGCTCCACAAGCTCAGAGATACTCTCTCCCCGGGCACCCGCCACCACGGCGATACGCTCCTTTCGGGCGGCGCTGGCCTCCAGCACACAGTCCCGCAATGCCTGCTGTACCGCCGCATCCACGCTGTTGCAGATCATCACGCTCACGTTCTCCTGCCTGCACAGCAGTTCAAACACCGCGGGATAGTCCGCCGACTGCGCCGCCACTGCGCAGATCACCCCCGCCGCACCGTTGCGCAGTGCCAGCGTCACCAATTTCGTGACGGCTCCGGCCGCTCCAAACAGGGCGGCGGCCTGCTCATAGCTGGTCAGGGTCACCAGCGTCCCTGTCTCCATCTGGGTATTCACCGCCGCCAGAGCGACCATGCCGCCCCGGTCACTGCCCCGGACAAGGGACGACACCTCATAGGCGGAATACACGCCGGGGCGCTGATGTGTGGTAATACTCAAATTTTCCATCCTCCTCGCAACTCAAAATCCAAAAATTCTCCGGATTCGGCCATGGCCGCCCGGAGCCAGAGGGTACATTTCAGACTGACTTCCCGCTTCAGCTTCCGCTGCTCCCCGTCCCACCTTGTCTCAGCGCAGGCGAACTCCCCCACCTGCATCCCCTCGGGACATTCCAGCGTCAGCACCCGGACGATCTGTTCCAGCAGCCCCTGCATCTCCCCCTCGCTGCTGCGCTCGGGGGCGTACAGGTCCAGCCCAAGGGTAAGCCGGACTTTTTTGCCGTAGACCTCCTCCCACCGGGCGGTCTCTTCGTTGTATTGCTCCCCCAGATAGTCGGCAAACCCGGCGCAGTCCGCAAAATATTCCCGCACCGTCACCACCGCCGCCGGAGCAGTCAGTCCGGTGCAGGGACTCCCCGTCCATCCCGTTCGGGCGGGGATCCCCCGCTCGGCCAGCCACCGGGCCAGCGCGGCGGGCAGGTCCTTCTCCCAGCTCATGGCGCCATCTCCTTTCTGCACAGCAGCGCCCAGACGTGATGTCCGTTCCCCACCATCCGGGCAGTGCGGACTTCATAGGCTATTTCCCCATCCAGTACCACACTCTCACCGCTCAGCAGTTCCACTTCACCGGGGCCGAGATATATCGCCCGCTCCTGCGCTCGCAGTCCCAGCGGCGAGGGCACAAGCTGACTCTTTTTGTCCAACACAGGCTGAACAAAAGCTTTTACTGAAACTTCCTGTCCGTTTCGCTGCAAAATTACCTGCCTGCCATAGCGGCCCAGAATGGCCCGCCACTGCCCCTTCATCATCCCCTCACCCCCCGAAAGGCAAAGGAACCGTCCGTCGTCCACGGAGCCATCAGCCGCCGCGCCGCCCGGACCAGACTGCGGCTTGCGTCGCATCGGATGCTCACTTCACCCGCCGTAAAGGAAGCGATCCCATTTTCCCCCTCCAGCTCCCGCAGGGTGTCCAGCGCGATCATGGCCGCCGCCAGTGGGAAGACCTCGCCGCAGTCCGTCTCGCGCACACCGCTGCGCAGCCGCGCTCTCAGCTGCTCACAGGCCGCCAGTGCCAGCGCCGGGAGGATCTCCTCCCGGTCCGCCCCGGCCCCAAGCTGTCTGCACAGCTCCACGGTCTGCTCCACCATCCCGTTACACCTCCAGCAGGGCGCTGGCCTCAGTAAACATCTTGGCAAAGCCGCAGGTCACGGTGACGGCGGCACGCTCCAGCTGGCGGTCGATGAGCTTGTCGTACTCCACGCTCACGCCGCCGCATTCCACCATCTCCAGGGCATAGCGCTTATCCAGACCGATGATGGTGCCCTTGGGCATGCCGTGGACGCATACCAGCGTGGCGCCCAGAGGGGTGACCAGCTTGCCGGTGCCCTGAAAATTCATGCCGCCGGCGGGATTCTGCAGCTCGGGCAGCTTGAGCAGCTGGGCCATCAGATCCTCGGAGACCAGCATGGTATTCAGCTCATAGGGGGAGAATTTGGTCCAGAAATCCACCAGATCGCCGTAAGTCAGCACGCCGGTGTCCTTGGTCACATAGGCATAGGCATAATTGCCGTTGCCGTCGCCGTTGATGATGACGTCCACCGCATCCTGAAGCTGCATGGCCGCGATATTGGCGCCGATCTGGCGCAGGGTGATGGAAAACAGATCCAGCTTCTGGTGGCGGATGGCCTCATAGCTGGCCACCAGCATCCGGCCCCGCTTGTGGAGCTTCACCAGATTGCTCTGGGCCTTGATGGTGGTGCAGGGGATGGCCGCACCCTCGTCCACCACCTGCAGCTTCACGTTGTCATCGGACTGAGCGGTGATGGTGCGGTAGTCCAGCGAATCGATGCGGGTCACCGCCGCGGTAATGTGGGGCAGGACGTTTGCCTCCTCCACGCCCTGACGCACACAGCGGGAGATGTACTCGGGGAACAGCA